ACGGAAAAACGGCGGTACAAAAAGCAAATGCAGAGATCAAGCTTAAACAGGCTACTGGTGAAATTGACTGGGAGATTGAAGCTATACGTTCTGCTCAGAACTCATGGAAAGACGAGCTCTGGACTATTGTTTTTGTGGTTATCCTTGTTGCTAACTTCGTGCCTAGCTTGCAAGACACTATGGCAGTTGGATTTGCCAACCTTGAGACTACCCCCCTCTGGGTACAGTGGGGGATGTATGCGTCCATTGCCGCCTCGTTTGGCATAAGAACTATGAGAGGGTTGAAGAAATGAGTTATAAATTAGGAAAACGTAGTCTAGCTAAACTAGAGGGCGTAGATGAGCGCATGGTCGCTGTTGTTAAATATGCTATTGGCGTGTCGAAGCAGGACTTCTCGGTGATTTGTGGGCTACGTACAATTGAAGAGCAGAAAGCACTTGTTGCCAAGGGTGCAAGTCAGACGATGAAATCAAAACACATCGATGGGCTAGCAGTAGATTTAATGGCCTATGTAGATGGAGGCCGTTGGGAGTTGAATTTGTATGATGAAATCGCAGATGCGATGGCAGAAGGTGCGAGAGCCTGTGATGTGCCGATCAAGTGGGGTGCTGCATGGACTGTTCCAAACATTGCACAGTGGAACGGAGACATGGAATCTGCTATGAATGATTATATCGACACACGTCGGGGTCAGGGTCGCCGTCCATTTATCGACGCCCCACATTTTGAACTTGTAGTATAGGAGGCCCTCATGGCAGGTTGCGGTTCTAAAAAAGGATACAAAGAGGGGGGAAAGGTTTTTTCTGGGATCTCAAAAGATACAGAAAAGGCTATAGAGGACGCGCTTTCTGAAGCCATGTCTGACCCTAAGAAAAATCCGACATCAAAGTACAATACTTTGAAAGGTCGTAATAATACAATGAAACGAAAACCTCGCAGCGAGATAGCACGATTTAAAGATGGTGGTAAAGTGTTTCCTGACCTAAATGGTGATGGAGAGGTTAGTCGTGCAGACATTTTAAAAGGTCGAGGCGTTGAAGGTTTCTACCGTGGCGGTGACGTTCGTGTGAACCCTAAACGTGGGAAGTGCTACTAATGGTTAATATTATGATATCTATCCTCCCTGACATAGAGGGAGGACACGGCGTAGAGGATGAAGAGAATATTTGCCCTCTGTGCTGTGATGACGAGTCTATCAATGACGAACTTCGGGAAGTTGCGATTGAAGAGCACAACTACAGACCATGCAACGAGTCGGTAGCATTCCGCAATGATGAGTGTTGTGCGTCCTGTGCTTTCTACGACACCTCAGAAGACATGCAAAAGTGCATTGGCGATGAGTCTATGGGATACTGTGCGGCTCTAAAATTTGTGTGTAAGGGTGAGAACACCTGTGATATGTGGCAAGAAGAGTATAAGGACAACCTGTAATGGATCTTGTTGACTTAGCTCGACACTTGTATAAAAAGATAGAAGAGCGTCAGGAGGATATCTCTGAAGCTCTTTCTCACGGTGCTGTAAAGGACTGGGAGCAGTATAAAATGTCAGTAGGCGAGATACGGGGTCTCTCGTTTGCAAAAGACGAAATTAAGGCCCTGCTGAATGGAACCGTAGACGATGTCGAAGACGTTATATCTTCCTGACCACGTTGCGCAGAAAATGAATAAAGAACGACAGGAGTCTCAGACAGACTCTTCTTCTTTAGAAGGCGCATATGTTGACGCTAAAGAACGGGTCTTAGACCCATCTCTTCTAGACAAACCTTTACTCGAACGTCTCCCGCAGCCTACAGGTTGGCGGGTTTTAGTTATGCCGTATCAAGGCAAAGCTAAGACAGCGAGTGGACTGTACATTCCCGACGAGGTTCGGGAACGTGAGAGCGTAGCGACAGTTGTTGCATACGTTATGAAGCTTGGACCGTTGGCTTATAAGGATCCGGACAAATTTGGTCCTAATCCAGAGCCGTGGTGCGAAGAGGGCCAATGGGTATGTATTGGTCGATATTCAGGGTCGCGTTTTAAGATTGATGGCGGGGAGGTCCGCATCATTAATGACGACGAGGTTATTGCAACCTTGTTAGAGCCTGATGACATTAAACACGTTTAAGGAACAGGGTATGTCAGAAGAAAGAGAAGACGCAGTTGAAAACGAAGAGAGTATCGTCGTTGAAGAAACTGAAGAGGCTCCAGTTGAGGAAGCGGTAGAAGCTTCTGAGCAAGCCTCTGATGAGTTGGACTCCTATAGTAAAGGGGTTCAGAATCGGATTAAAAAGCTTACAGAGAAGTATCGCCAAGAAGAGCGGGATAAAGCGGAAGCAGTTCGTTTGTCTCAACAGCTTATAGAAGAGAACAATAAGCTGAAGTCTCGTATGCAGGCTCTAGACACAGGTTACCTCTCTGAGTATGGGACACGTTTGCAGTCTCAAACGGAAGCAGCTAAACGAGCCTATAAAGAGGCGTATGAGTCTGGCGATGCAGATAGAATGATCGAGGCCCAACAGGCTTTGTCTAATATTGCTGTTGAGACTCAGCGTTATAATAGTGCAAAGGCTCGTGCGGAACGTGAGGCTCAGAGGCCGCAACAAGCGGAACCTCAAGTTGCACCACAACCGCAACCACAGCAACAACAGATGCCTACGCCTGACCCAAAGGCTCAGACTTGGGCAGAAAAGAACGAGTGGTTTGGAAGTGACCGAGTCATGACGACTGCGGCATTTGCGATCCACCAACAGCTTGTCGATGAAGAAGGATTTGACCCAAACACCGACGAGTATTATACTGAGGTTGATAGCCGTATTCGGAAGGAGTTTCCACACAAGTTCCAAACGGCTAAAAAATCGGGTGGAGGGAGTCAGGTCGCTTCTGCTAGTTCCTCCGCATCCCGCAGTAACAAACAGGGGCGCAGGTCTGTCAAGTTGACGCATTCACAAGTAGCTATTGCGAAAAAACTAGGCGTACCTCTTGAAGAATACGCTAAGTACGTGAAGGATTAAAAGATGGCAGATAGAAAACCGCGCGCAAGCGCAACCCGCGAAACTGAAACGCGCAGAAAACCATGGGCACCGCCCAGTCACCTTGCTGCACCACCCGCACCTGATGGGTACGTGCATCGTTGGATTCGAGTAGCAATGCGTGGTGAAGAGGACAAAATGAATGTCCATTCTAAGCTACGTGAAGGATGGGAACCCGTCCGTGCTGATGAGTATCCAGATTACGAAACTCCAGTCATCGATGATGGCAAGTATCAAGGGGTTATCGGTCAAGGTGGTCTGATGTTGTGCCGTATACCTGAAGAAACAGCCGCTGAAAGAAACGAGTATTACGGGGGCCGTACCCGCGAACAGATGTTAGCTGTGGATCAGGACTTGATGAAGGAACAACATCCTTCAATGCCTATCTCTAACGATAGGCGTAGTCGTGTAACTTTCGGCGGCTCAAGACGAGACGCTGATTAATTTAAAGGATTGCTACGATGGCAAACACTAACGGTGCATTCGGACTACGTCCGATTGGCGTCCAAGGACAGGGCGCGAACACCACTGGTGCGACCGAGTATCGTATTGCTTCTGGAAACACTAACGCGATCTACCAAGGTTCTCCTGTTATTCCGCTTGCAACTGGCTTTATTGACATTGTTGGCGCAGCGGCAGGTGGCACAGTAGGTGTATTAGGTGTTTTCTGGGGCTGTAAGTACGTTTCGTCCACTACTGGTGAAATGGTATGGTCAAATCATTGGCCCGGCTCTGGCGCGGATTCTAACCATCCCGTCATTGCATACGTGTATGACAACCCAATGCAAACATTCGTGATTGCGTCAGACGCTTCGTTGACAAATGAAGCAACTGCTCGTGGTCATGTGTTCGCAAATGCTAACTTTGCAGACGCAGATGCAGGCGTAACAGCTACAGGTATCTCATCAGGCAAACTAGCTGTCAGCACAATCGCAGCCACCGCAACATTGCAGATGCGTATTATCGGTATCCAAGACGATGCTGAAAATGCGGACTACACTGCGGCAGGCATTCCACTAATCGTACGGTTGAACAACCACTTCAACGCATCTAACGGTGCAGTTGCAGCGGGTACAGTGTCCAACCTAGGCTTGGCATAAGGAGACTGACTAATGGCTATCTCTCGCGCACAACTAGCGAAAGAGTTGGAACCCGGTCTTAACGCCTTGTTTGGTATGGAGTACTCCCGGTACGAAAACCAACATGCCGAGATCTACACAACTGAATCTTCAGATCGTGCATTTGAGGA